TGAAGCTGATGATGCAGATGCAAAGACTGCTTCTGTAAATAAGAAGAAAGCCCTTCGTGATGCCCCAGCAGCATCTGCAATTACTAATGCAGATACAATTGCAAAGCTGAAGGCAGCTTGGGATACAAGCGTACTTGGTGATAGCCCTTACGCATAAGGAGTTAAGTTGATGGCACTGACCACAGTAAAGCAAGGCGGTATAGCTGCGGATGCAGTAGGTACTGCTGCACTAGACCAAGATGCAGGATTTACTCTTGCTGGTTTAAATGGTTCTAGCACCGTTGCTTCTGAGGGCGGTGCTGTCAACACTTCTATCCAGCAGGGGGTGTGTAAATGCTGGGGCCACTTTGAAGGGTCTGACACTACACTAGATGACAGCTTTAATACAACAAGCATTACAGATAATGGCTTAGGAAATTATACTGTAACTATAGCCAACGATATGAACAATGCGAACTATTCGCTATCTATTGGAGCAGATTGGGACACAGTTTCAGGTAGCACTTGTCATGGTTCTTCTAACAGTGTGGCAGCAGGAACTTTTGTAATACGACTACGAAATGGTGGTTCAGATGCTGATAGAGATAATGTTACCTATAATGTGGTAGGAGACTTAGCTTAATGCCTTACATAGGAAAATCCCCAGAGTTCGGTGTTCGCAACCGCTTTGTCTATCAAGCAACTGCTGGTCAGACTAGCTTTAGTGGTAGTGACGCAGACAGTAAGACACTGACCTACGCAGATAGCCTGTACGTAGATGTGTATCAGAATGGTGTGCTACTCAAGCCGGGTACTGACTATGCCGCTACAACAGGCACTAGCGTTGTACTGGTCACAGGGGCATCCCTGAATGACGTAGTTGAGATGGTGGTCTATGATGCGTTTAGTATTGCAAACTCGTACACCAAGACAGAGAGTGATACACGCTACCCATTCAAGGGCAACAACAGCATCATCCGTCTGAACGGTCAGACTATCAGCGCAGACATTACGATTGATGCAGATGAGAATGGCGTAAGTGCAGGGCCAATCACACAGTCTGCTACCGTGACTGTTAACGGGTATTGGAGCATAGTATGACCAGTGTACTTAATGTAGATACTATTGCGGCAAAGGATGGTACTAGTCCTGTTGAGTTGACTAAGCAGACTGCGGCAAAGGTATTTGAACGTCACAATGCGTCTCATTCTCTTAGCAGTAGTTTTAACGTATCAAGTATTGCAGATAATGGAACAGGTGACACAACGGTTACTTACTCAAATGCTTTAAGTGCGGCTACACAAATAATTGGTGGAAGTGCTGGCAACGATGACAGTAATGAGTCCATCATAGTATCAAACTCAAGGGCGGCATCTACAACAACAACCCACAGATATGTGGTTGGGGATACTGGTGGAACGTATCGGGATAGAGCCGTTAATGCTACTTTAGTACATGGAGACCTCGCATAATGGCAAGCATACTCAAAGTAGATACAATTACGGGTGTAGCCACTGCTGGCTCTATTGCTGTAACAGGTGAAGGTAATAGCACGACAACTAATCTTCAACAAGGGTTAGCAAAGTGTTGGTTAAACTGGCGTTATACTTCAAATACTTATGATGACAGTTTTAACATAAGTAGCGGAACAGATAATGGAACAGGCGATTATACCCACGCCTTTTCAAACAATATGAATAACGTAAATTACATTTGTCATATTTCTTTAGAAAACAATCTAAATCAGTTATGGACAACTGTACACACCACCTCACAGTTTCAATCACGTACATATACTGGTTCTTCAAACAGTGACCAACATCATTTTGTAAGCAGTAACGGAGACCTCGCATAATGGCAAGCGAACTGAGAGTAAACACCCTGAAGGATGCCAGCGGTAACAACAGTATTGCCACCAGTTTTGTTGCAGGGGGAAGTGCGAAAGCGTGGGTAAACTTTAATGGAACAGGTACTATTGCAACACGAGATTCACTCAATGTTAGTTCTTTAAATGACGATGGAACAGGAAAGTATGACGTTGTACTAACAAATAGTATGGTAAACAATGATTATTCTGTAACCATAGGTGGTGCAATTAGTACTTCAGATGCCGCTGGTGAAAGTACCCCATCTGGTAGAAGACTTGATTTGTCCACTTCTGAGTTTGGATTGAGATGTACTGCGTTTAATTCTTCTCCATCTTTTAGTGATGGTGAATTTATGTTTGCAACAGCACACGGAGACCTAGCATGAGTAAAGCAGCAGAACTAGCCGCACTGATAGGTTCGCAAACAGCTCTGTCAAACAGGAATCTGATTATAAATGGTGCAATGAATATAAATCAACGTGGAACTCAGACTGGTGTTTATACCAACACATATGGAGTTGACCGTTTCGGTCTTGGGGGTAGTGGCTCACAACGATTAACATATAGTCAGTCAACAACAGTGCCATCCGGCCAAGGATTTTCTCATTCCCTAAAGCTAGATGTAACAACCGCTGACACTTCCGTAGCTGCATCGGATTATGAAATTTTGTCACATAGGTTTGAGGGTCAAGACCTACAACATCTTAAGTATGGTACATCAGGCGCAAAATCTTTAACTCTTCAATTCTGGGTTAAGTCTCCTAAAACAGGAATACATATTGTAGAAATACAGCACGCAGATGCTGGTTATATCAACCCACAACCATACACAATAGCATCAGCTAATACTTGGCAGAAAGTTGAAGTAACTTTTGACGGCTATCAAACAACAGCTATAACAGACGACAACACCCTTGGATTTCTCATTAATTGGTGGCTAATGGCTGGCTCTAATTATAGCGGTGGGACACTAACTGCAAATACTTGGCATAACACAACAGCCAATCGTGCGGCTGGTCAAGTTAATGTAATGGACAGCACTAGCAATGAGTTTTACTTAACAGGCGTACAGCTTGAAGTAGGCGAACAGGCTACAGCATTTGAGCATCGTTCTATTGGGGATGAGTTGGCTAGGTGTCAGAGGTATTATTTTAGAAGTGTTTGTGAAACAAGTTTAGCGTATTATGCTGATTCTTACTCAAACGACACAATAACATTAACAGCAATGTTTCCAGTTAAGATGAGAGCCAAAGGAGCAGGGTCTTTAATAGGAACATGGACTTTATCAAACTGTGCCAATCAACCATCTTTAACGGTTCATACTCCTGATTCTGTGGCTATGTCTACCTCTGTTTCGTCAACGGGTCGTGCATTTTTTCATGCGGCAGTAAATGACGGATTTGAAATTGATGCGGAGTTGTAAGAATGGATAAAATGAACATAACATCAGCACAGTATATGAACAGTTCTACAGGGGCTAAGAATATTTCTATTAAAGCTACAATTGACGGTAAAGAATGGTCTGTACCCCCAGACCCAGCCAACCGCCACTACGCAGCAATTCTTGAGTGGGTAGCTGAAGGTAACACCATTCAGGATGCAGAATAACATGAAGCCAGATGATTTTGCTATTGCCATTGGTGGCATCTCTGCACCCATGTGGCTACCCGCACTTAACCAGTGGGTAGCACTTGCTGTAGGTATCTTATCAATTTGTTACTTGGCAATTAAAATATATAATTCCACAAGGAAGTAGTTATGGCGGTATACACTGGCTCTGACCCGCTACAGCAGAACGACCCAACCCCTTTTATGCCTCGAACTGCTGTCGCTCCAAACCCCGGAAACATATTTGCATTTAAAGCAGATGGAACACGAGTTGAGGTAGCTAAAAATTATTTTACAGCGCAAAGCAATCAGGGAAACACTAACATGGCAAAAAAGCCTGTAAATAAAAAAACAACCAAGGGTAAAACTGGTGATGAACTAGAAGAAGCTACGATTGCACAAAAAGCACAACAAGCGGACCTAGCTGAATCTACTTTACCTACCGGCGCAGAAATAACTACCGTGGCACAACAGACACAGGCAGATGAGTTTCTGTCTGCAAATACTGTTGGCCCTGCGCCACAAGTAGCTCCTGCAGTTACTATATCCGCTCCAACACAAACTCAACCTACTCCTGTACAAGCAGTAGGCTATCAAGCTGAACTGGCTGCTCCTCAAGTTGGACAAGCTCAAGCAGCTCAAGGCCAACTTTCTCAAGACGCACAAATGCAAGCGGCGCAGGGGCAAGTTGGACAACAAAGTATAGCCCAAGCAGCAACACAACAACTAGACCAAAGAGCTACAACTCAGTACCAACTGGGTCAGTTGATGCAATCTATACAAGCTGGTCAACCTCTTCCTGCGTGGGCATCTCCCGCCGTACGCAGAGTAAATGCAATCATGCAACAACGTGGATTAGGCTCGTCTAGCATGGCTGCAGCGGCTATTACGCAGGCTGTCATGGAGTCTGGTGTGCCGATTGCACAAGCAGATGCAGATAAATACGCTACTATACAGCTACAAAACTTAAACAACGAACAACAGGCTGCATTACAAAACGCTGCGACGTTTGCTGCAATGGACATGGCAAACCTAAACAATCGTCAACAAGCTGCTGTAAACAACGCCAAAGCTTTTCTGTCTATTGATTTACAAAATCTTACAAACGAACAACAAGCAAACACACTGACATTTCAGTCGAAGGTAAGCGCACTCGTATCGGATGCTGCTGCCCAAAATGCTGCAAAACAATTTAACGCAAAGTCTGAAAACGAAATACAAGAGTTCTTTACTGAACTGGGTGCAAACATAGAAACAGCAAACATACAACGTTCGATTGCTGTACAACAGTTCAATTCATCTCAATCTGCGGCTCTTGAACAATTTAATGCACAGATGACCGCACAATACGAACAATTCAATGCAAACATGCGTCTTGAAATAGACCAGAGTAATGCTATCTGGAGACGTACTGTAAACACTCAGAACACAGCAAATCAAAACGAAGCAAACAGACAAAACGCACTAAACTTGCTTGGCATACAGCAAAACGCATTGAACAATCTATGGCAGTTGTATCGAGATAAGGCTGCGTGGGCCATGCAGATATCTGAGAATGATAAAGACCGCGCACACAATGCAGCAATGCAAGCAGCATCGTTCAGCGAAAACGCATCCTTGTACGATGATAAGTTCGACGATTTCTTGATTATCAAGGCAATCGATAACATATTTGGATAGAAGATATGAGTTGGTTATCAAAAGCAGTAGGCGGAAAGACATTAAAGATAGGAGCAGCCATATTGGGAAGTACGGTTGCGAAAGAGTACCTGTTTGGAGAAACCTCTGGCGGTTACTACACTGATAAAACTTTTGTAGGAAGCGGACTTAAAAAGTTAGGTATTCCAGCATTTGGGGATACCAAGGTTGGTTCGTTTTTATCTCCTATGTTAGAATCTGGAAAAGAACTTCTTCAGTTTGGTACAGAGGTAGCAGGTGAGATGCAAAGCCTGAAGTACAGTGATTTACCTTCCATACCTTTAAATAAAACTCCCGGCGTAGGACCAGTAAAAACAAACACATCGTTTCAAGCGGGTCGTGCTAGTCAAATTCCCGTAGGGAGAAATGGCTCAGTCAATCGTGCATTAGCAAATGCAAACGTACAAAGTTATCTAGCTAAACGTGCTAGAATGGTAGGACTGCCGACCGTTAGCACAGCTAGCCCAACAGTCACTACTAAAGCATCACTTGCCAGCACAACATCTGCAAGGCGTCGCGCACGTGCCAAACTAACAGGATAAACTATGCAAGATAAAATTACTGCACTTGCTGCCCCACCGGGCAACTCTCTTACTGGACCACCGGGCAAGTGGGCATGGGAACAGCCTGCTCGTTTTTCTAATCCAGATGATGCGATAGACCATATTACAGAAAGCATTGGCAACGGTCCTGCACGTAATGATATGCTTAAATTAATGCTGGCAGGCATCACAGTCGAAGAGTTGGTAGACCAAGTTGCTTTTAAAGGCTTTATGGCAGGTGCGTTTACCCCTGACGTTGCTGAAATAATTAAACCTGCAGTAGGTGTGTTCTTGTACGACATGGCTCTCCAAGAGGGCATACCTGTTCAAATGTTTGTTGACGAAGAAGAATCCCAAGGTAATGTTGATGACGTGGCATTTTACAACATTATCAAGAGCCGTAATCCACAACTGTTTATGGCTATGAACGAAGAGCGTAACCGCATGACACGTATGGGTGAAAAATTTGATGTGTCGTATGAGACACAGGACGCACCGCCTGAGAACTCTTTTCTTAGTACACCACCAGTAAGCGAGGAGACTGAGTAATGGACCCACTTCTGTTAGGATTGTACGCATTTAGTGTATCACAGAAAAAGAATAGGTTAACTAAACAGGCTATTGAAGCAAATCAAGCAGCGTCTGAAGCTACAAAAGCAGAGCAGGAATTTGAACTGAAAAAGATAGGTGTTCAGGAAGACCGCAAAGATGACCGTGAACGTTTAAAAATAGCTGAAAAAAATAAACAATTCTATATGTATCGCAGCAAAACAGACCCGTCTGATATTTTTACAAAACCTTTTGTTGGTCCTGCAAGACACCCTGAAGGGTACGACATAATTGGTACGAAAACAGGCGCAGAAACTGCGTTTCAACCAATCAGTGAGATTATCGGCGGCGGCGGGAACGCAGCAGGTGCGCCCGTATATTCATTTCAAGGCCGGGTTGGCACAATAGAATTTCTACGGCAGAATGTCGGTGGGATGGTTGATTTAATTAACCCCCCACAAGTAGGAGTCTTGAATAAAGATGGTGTTCCTGACATATTTGAACCTAAAGAGTTGCAGGTTGCAATGGGTGCTAGTGAACAAAGAAGCATCCGTGTAGGTGACAGAATATTTCCTGTGTCGGACGCAGCCGATGCACAAGCATATGGTTTTGAAATAGGCGTAGAACCTCTAATGGAATCCGCTTTTTTTACACCAGACGGAAAACGTATTGGCGAAACTAAGACAGCTCCTTTAGGTGCAGCACGTACAACTGCGAAGCAAAGCTTTACTATGACTATACCTGCAAAAATTAAGGATGGAAAGGTAGTTGAAAGTGCTACCACCATAATGAATTTAACTACAGAAGGACTAGATAAAGAGTTAGAACAACGTGGCCTTCGTCAAGACCAAGTAACTATAACAAAGGTTGAAAAAGAAACTGGACCTAAAGGTACAGTTGTATCTGAAAAGGTAATTGAAAGAAAAGTTCCTGCAGATACCGTTGAAAAAAAGACAACATTTAACGCTCGTATAGGTAACATACAGTATAATAATCTTACTTACAGCGAATTAGAAAAAACGGCTCACGAACAAGGGTTTGATTTATCGAGCATATCGTACGTGCCGGTCGTTAGAGAATTTAAAAATGGTAGGCTAGTTAATGAAACATTCGGAGAAACTAACCAGCCAACTGGTATCCAACGTGATTTCGGTTACATACAAGATAAAAACGGAGAATATCATTTAGTTCAAGCTGAATCTCGCTCTCAACTTGACCGAATGTATGGTAATCAACCCGGCTATGAGTACGCGGGAAAAGGCCCGGTTAATCTTTCAACTGGAAGACTGATGGGGGCTATCGAAGAAGAAGACAAAGAAGACGTAGAACTTACCATGTCCAATGGAGAGACAATTTTACAATCTGAAGCTACATCAGAACAACTGAGGGAAGCTGTAACCGCTGCTCCTGTAAAGGTTGATTCAACGGGTACGATTTCTCGTACGAGTTCTGCAAGCATAACACCAACTAGGTCACTAGCCAAAGACATGAACATACCGTTTCGCACGGACGCTGGTCAATTTTTAGGTGCGCCTATGTCTGCAACACCGGGGGATAGTCTCATAAAGATGCACGGCAAACTTACCGGTGATGTTATAGATGATATAAATAATGGTGATAGAACCCAAGAATATGTTAATCAGGCCGTGCCTGCAATCGTACAGTCTATATCTGATATACGTTCAAATCAAAACAACGAACGGATGAAGATGGGGATTCCGCCTCTTCAAGGTCATAAATCTAATTTAGGATTTGTAAAGCAGTATTATCCTCAGTTTTTAAAAGTGAAAGGATTTGAAGACGCTTTACTTGCAACTGACATAGTACAACTAGACACACAAAATAAGAACGTGTTAGATAAAATTACTAAGGTCTCTCCTTCGGGTTCTGTTCCTGTTATTGTAGAATCAGGAATGAATGTAGATACGATGGATGCGGACAATCAAGTGGGAAATCTGATTAAAAGAGGAATGGATGTTGCCCTTGTACCAACATTTGTTCCTGCCGCACAAGCCCCCTTTTCTGAAAATGTATTAATGCCAAAGCTGATGGCTTTAAATGGTAATCGTCAAGATATGGCACAACAGAGTATGTTTTCATTCATATCGTTTGAAAGAGATAGGTTTGGTGAACCTATAGCTACAGATGGCATAGTACAACCTTCTCAAAATCAACCGTTGCTTGCTGCATTTCAAAATATGGATAGCAAGAAAATAGATATAGGTGGGAGAAATATTTCTTACCTAGACAGATTTATACAGTACGTAAATGGTGAAGAAACTAATCTGCAAGAACAAGACTTTAAATATTTTGCAAACACCTTTATACCTGCTTCTGGTACGTTAACTGACGCTGTAGAGGCTGCAGAACAATTAATATATCAACATCCTGCAAATTTAGATATATTTACTTACACTCCCCCCTCTGTTATGGACGCTGCCTTAAATAACGGTTTGATGGGCTACGGTTCAACTCAAACAGAGCAACAGTTCAGAGCAAATCAAGGGGTAATAAAAAGTGCTAATCGAGGCATTGGTATTGCAAACGATATATTAGGTACGTATTATGACCCTGATGGGAACGTACGTCCTAGTACTGCAGTAGGCGGGATTATTCTTACAATCGACGGATTAGAATACTTGGGTAGAGAAGCTTTTGGTGCTTTTCAAAACTTATTGGGAGGCACAGATAAGGATGCAATTTCAGAAGCATTTAACTCACGTGTAGACGCTCTCAAACAGCAAGTAGGTTTGGACACTGGTTCTGAAGGTAACAAAGGTCGCGAACAGGTTGAAGCAATTATCGACGAGATTGCTACAGAGGTAGCGAACGCAGAGACCGAAGAAGAACGAGCCTTAGCCGCTCGTCAGTTCCACATCGTTACTTTGGCGTACGAACTATCTGCTACCATCCAAGGGGGTACAGGAGGTCGTACGATTTCTGACCAAGACGTTGCATTAATACTTCGCGCTTTGCGTCAAAACGTAACTGCTTCTCCGCAGTCGCAGATTGCAGTCATTGAAGTTGCTCGTAACATGATGCGTGAAATTCGCACGGTTGCACAGTATAGCACAACTCGTAATCCTCGCACTGCTGCAGCTTTTGCTGTCGTGCAAAACTTATCTGCAGTTGCTGATAGAGGCGTATTCCACAGAAATATAACACCCACACAGATTGCATCTCGAATTAACAATACAAAAGCCATAGACGCAATAGATGATAACACTCTATTAAACTCTGTAAACTTCCAAAGAACATTAGATGGGCAAGAACCCTACACTTCTGTTGACCAAATTACAGCAGATGACAGAGCTAACTTTACAAGCAGGATTCAATAAGCATGGCAGAAGATAGCGATTACAGCCTATTTAAAAAGGTAGGAAAAGGTCTGTCGCAAGGAACTGTTGGTGACCCGCGTACGAGTATGTTTGATGCTCCCGGTTCACTAGGAGGGCTTTCTCCAATACGTTTTGAAGAGAAGGTTGCTTCTGAGCCTGCAATTACAGGTGAACGTGAAGTTACGTTTAGTAAGCCGTTTGCTGGTGCAGCGTTTATAGAGACATATCGAAATGTAATCGACCATTCTAAAGTTACACCTATAATCAGTGTAGAAGAAGCGTACAAAGCAAAAGGCGTGGATATCGACAACGACAACTTTAAGAATACAGTTATGCAAGCCAGAGGGTTTACATTTAAAGACCCAGACGGTAAGCGTGACGAAAAGGGTAACATACCTACGCAGCAGGCACTCTTTACTAAAGCAGAAAGTTACGAAAGTCGTTTGAATAAACTTAACGCTGGTAAGGCTATTAGTCTTGACTTTGAAATACAAGACAAGCTAGGGGGTAAGCGTTCGTTTAATCAACCGATACCTTACTCTTCTATTACTGAGCAGTATACAACCACGCCTAAAGACCTGAATGAGTACGTTGTAAACTTAAATCCATTTAGTGATAGAAAGGTAGAAGACCGCACCAAGTGGGATGCGTTCACCGCTGTTACTGGCGATAACGAAGTTCTGAATGTGATGATGGCTCAGAACATGGTTCAAACCATGCGTAACAATGGATTTAGTGAGCGTAACATTGCAGGTATTATGAAACATAGAATGTCCTTGCCTACTGCCTTTGGCTTTGGTGCAGGAGATGTATCTAACTTCAGAGGTGTGTTTACAGATATTGCAAGGTTTCCGTTTGAAGCAGGCGGGTACTTACTTACTGAAGCACTAGATGCAACACTTATTCCCGGTGATTTTTTTACTCCTGAAGGTAGAGAAGAAGTTTTAGAACGTTTCTTTCCTCGTATGCCGGGGTTGATTTTGAACAGGCTTGACCAACTTGGTTTAGATGTTGACTATAATGGGGCAGAGAGGCTGTCTCGTATGATGTCCGGTATTGGCACAAAAACAGTCGCACTTGCAGTGGAAACGGTAGGCGCAACTAGCACAGCAAAAACTATAAAGTACGTTGCTGGCAAAAAAGAAATAGCTAATTTTAAATTGTACGAACAAAATCAACGTGCAAAATTTCCCGGTATAAGCCAAGAGGATATACTTCAAGGCTATCAAGCCATGCGTAGGTCGCAGCTTGGTATTACTTTTAATTCCGCAAAAATACACGATAAGGTGCTAAATGTTCCCGTAGTAGGTGGAGCAGTATCTACAACAATAGATACAGTAGGAGCCGTCACTGCAAAAATAAATGGTATTCGTACCTCTAGCGCACTCAAAGCAGGATTTGAAATAGAAGAAGCGGCACTCTCCGTAAGCAAAAAACCGGAAGTACGCAAGTTTGTAGAATTTAGAAACAACAAGAGACAAGAGATAATTGGCATAAAAAACCGTGCCAGTGATGAAAACCGTCCTCTCACAGTAAAAGAGGTAGACCGGATTAACTCTCTCAAGTTAGATGTATCTCGTACTGAAACGCAACTTCGTCGTATTGTTGCACAATCAAATGTACCTAAATTTATGCGCGACAGTAAACGATTAGACGCGGCAGTTGTGCTTGGTGGAGCAACTGCGTATACCACAGCACAGGCTCACGGCGGTGATGAAATGTTCTGGGAGTTTTTAGGTTCTGGTGCAGGTATGGCTATGTACGGCCTTTCAAAAGCACCCGGGGGGGCTGTGGATATAGTCAAACGTATGAAAGCTGGTAGAACGTTAAACCCGTTTGCAGCAAAACAAGCATCACGTTTAGCTGAAAATCTTGCTAACTTTGACCCTGAGTTTCGCGATGCAGTTTTAGCAAGGGTACGATACTTTAATGGTTTGTCTAGCGCATTAAGAGGTGAAGGCATCCCATCAAACCTGCTTGAACGGTCTGCATCAAATATTATCAGCCTTGCTGTTTTGCAAACGTTAGAAGAGGGTATGCGAGTAGGTCTGGACGCACCTGCTACCGCAGAGTTTAAAGGCTTGATGCAAACACTTGAAGAAAATAGAAGCGCACAACAAGAACTGCTCAGTGAACTGCGAGGTCTGTTCGTACGTTTGAGAGAGAATGAAAACGCTGTTGTAGACGGTACGGCAACAAACAAGTTGTACACCACAGTGCAGGCAGCTATGGATAATGCAAAGGGTAAGATTGACCAGCTTGAAAGTGATTTAGGTGTACTAAACAGAAACTACTCCAACACCGTTCTTGGTATGATTGAGGGTACACCCAACGGCTCTCTCGCTCGTATCGCACCGGGCAGTGAAAAAAGCATGGCTGAAGTCTTTGACAACCTGCATAGCTATGGTATTGAAAGAATAACACCGGGCAAAGCAGCACAGATAAAAACAAGTATAGATGAAAAAGCGGATAAAGTTGCAGACTCTATTTTAGCACAGGCTCGTCAAACTGTAACCAACGCTCTGCCTACAACAACAGACAGAGCAAAAGATACTATTCTTTCTGTAATGAGTGCAGAAAAACCAGAAACCCTACCCAAGGCTGCAGACGTAGCAGGGGGACTTCCTAACTTTAAAAAGCCGGGTGACTTACTTGCATTGCTGATGGAAAGCACATACTCTGCAGACAAGGCAAAAGCAGCACTTCCATATAAAGAATTAAATGGACAGATTTTTCGTATGAGAGGTCCAGACGGTAACCTCGTTCCTGTAAATGGTGCAGCTTTTAGTGACGGCGGTGACATACTTGATACGATTGTATCTGCTTCTAAGTCAGAGGACAACGCTGAGTTTCTTACAGCTATGAATCCAAACACAGCAGCCATGAGTCCTTTAAACAAAATTCTTGGTACGCTTGAACAGTCTGCTAATGCTGTCATATCCCAAGTGGCTACAAAGAACGGCATGGAAACAGAGGATGTAATACAAGCGGCATTTGAACGGGCTGCAGAAAACAGAGAACCTCTTACTAAAAACGTACCTCGTGCCGTTGCTGCTGTAAACTACATGCGTAAGGAAGCACAGAAACGTGGTGGCAACATAGAAGTTTTTCCGTTGAACTTTATTCAGCTTCGTGAATTACAACAAGCATCTGGCAACCTAGCACGGTCCGCTGAAAGAGCAGGCAAGGGGCAAGCACAGGCTACATACTTACAGATTAGAAACGGTGCTACCGCAGCATTTGGTAACTTTGTTGTAGAAACACCAGAAGGTCAGCGCATACCAGCGAATGATTTGATAGCCACTTTGACTATGCCTAATGGTTCAAGTCAAGATGTAACGGTAAAAGAAGGCGTGGCTATGGCTAACGCAGGCTGGTCTGCTCTCATGTCAAAGTATCAAGACAATCCGCTTATTCGTAGCTGGATGGGCTTTCAAGACTTTAAGAATGGCGCACGTGTAAGTGTAGACGCATCAGCAGACAATCCTCTGGGCATGACATTTGGAAATAACAAGCCCAACACGTGGATTGATGTAAAGGCGTGGTCACGTAAATCTACAACAGAACAACAAAACAACCTAACATCTTTAGCTAACATCATTGGTGTGGATACACCAGATGGTAAGAAAATAAATATCGACACACCAAAGGGACAAGCATTTCAAGAGATACTAGCTGCAAACTACAGAGAATTTATTTTAGATGCTGTTGAGCGTGGTGATATGGCCTTTGATGAGTTTGAAACAATATCCCGTAACTTTGAAAAGGCTTTTGTGGGTGTAAACAATGCAGGCACAGAAGTACGTTTGGTAAACACAGACCGTATGTTTAATCAGCTAATGAACTTTAGCGAAGGAAGTGTAGGTAAGGTCAACTTCGAAAAAGGTATGGCTATGTACAAAAATGCCGCCCAAGAAGTGGCGGCTCAAACAACAAGAGATGTAGTGGTCATTAAAAAAGGGTTGGATGATTCCGTACGTTTTCTACAGAACTACACTGCAGACAGAGTAGACGCATCGAACTTAGCTTCTCAACTAATCAGCGGTGGACCTCAACGCCTCTCACAACTGCGAACACACCTGTTTGCTGAAAGCGGCATGAGCGAACAAGATATCAACATGATTCTACGCTCTGTCTTGCAAGAAGCTATTGAAGCAAAAGCGTTTAAAGCTACAAACACCTACATACCACTGGTAGGTAAAGGTCAGATAGTACAAAAGTTCGAGATGGATTTAGGTCAACTAAATGAAATTTTAGGTGTAAACAATCCTGAAGTTAAAACAGTAGTTCAAGACATCTTGGGAGAAAAGAATTACAAAACGTACATGGATGTCCTTGCATTTATGTCTGAACAGAATGTAAAAGTAAAATCTGAAGGGGTGCGTTTTACCGGCATACCTCGTGACTTTTCAATCGAGAGTTACATCAGCCGATTTTATGCTATCAATCGCGGTGTTGTAAGTTTCAGGTACGTGGGTACGGAAGCGATATTACAACAGATGCGTAACAACAATATGTCTCTTCTAACGCAGATGATTTCAAACCCACGTGTTGGTGAAATCTTTATGGAAATGGTAAGCACAGGTCGCCCACTGCCAAAAGAAAAAGACCAAGAACTTTTCCAGATGTTAGTCGTAGGATTAGAACGACATCTGGCAACTCACGAAGGTTCGGACATTAGTATTCCTGTTCTCTACGATAACGAGGAAACTGGACACACCTTCAAATACACAAAAGATAGAGGTTACGAACACTTAGATGAAGCGTTTGTGCCGTAGGAGATAAATATGAAAACGTACAACAATGGCCCACGCAAGGGTATGATGTATGGTGGCATGACTCGTCGTAAGCCAATGATGTACGGCGGCACTGCAAACCAGATGTCTGCAAAAAAAGCAAAGGGGCAACAAATGCCCCGTGAAGAAAGAAAATCAAAAAATATTGAACCTGCAATGGGTATGCCCATGATGGCAGGTGGCGGAACAGCAAAGTTTCCTGACCTAAATAAAGATGGCAAGGTAACAAAAGCAGATATACTAAAAGGTCGTGGCGTTATCTAAACGTACGTCCGCGACTTATCCATCACTTCATCACCGACTGTACGCAAGTACCGAATTAGGGATGCTACACTGTGCGAACCTTCGTACTCTGGCATCCCTAAATTCATTTCGCGTTCGAAATCGTCAGGGTTAACACCATCCCACAATATCTCTACGTTGCCACTGGTAAGCAGGTTTGCTTCCAGAGAAAATAACTTAGCCTTCTTTTGCGCCATCTTTGTATGCCTTGAATACGTCTGTTGAGAATAGCTTTTGCAAACTCAATAGGTACATCCGTGCAGCACCATTGTCTCCCCCCGACACAGTACGTTTGTTATCTAGGTTGTCAATGATACGCTTGAGAGACGGCACATCAAACACAAGTGTTGCAAATGTATCGTTCCCTATACAGAGGTTGTGAAACCAGTAGTCTGCCTCTGTCTTATTTATGCCACTGGGTTTGCCGTAGCACTCATACTCAATAGCAATGTTACCAGTACGTACCCACATGTCACGTTCTGATTTGACCTCTATCTTCTTATCTTGCAGCATTTCAGCAACACGCTTCTCACGTACTTTTCCATACTGTAGGTCTAGGTCAAACTTCTTACGGTCTGATACACACGGTTCTATGCTCATGAGAACTTACCTATTAAAGCAAGCACTACCTCGTACGCACCATATAGAAATAATCCGGTAACACACACTTTTAAAAACTTGTTCATGCCATCATCTGACATTCGTTCCCACTCTGGTCTACTCATGCTCTCCCCCTGTTCCTCTACCAAGACCGCCAAAATACTGTGGTCTTTTACGCGCAACCTCAAAGGTAGCTACGGTAACTACTATACCAGCTATAAGTACACTATGCAACAGCGCACTAACACCAAACACAGTAATAGACCCTAAGTACATTGAAAAGATAATACACCACATCCATGCGAGAAGTTGCATCACAAGGTGTCGGGTACTCATATCAGGTATATTTCGCAAAGGGTTATGTTTACTATTCATAACCATATTCCAAGTATCGTGTATGAGCTTATTCATCATGCTGCACTCAGGTCAACGACTTCACACACACCGGCTGTACAAGCAAGTTCGCGGGAGCCTATTGTGGTATCTTCTTTTTCAAATTCAGATAACTTACTCCAATCAAGTGTAACGTAATCGTACGCTTGTTGCCATTCTAAGTAATCTTCACGTTTCATATCTTGATACGGAGCCTGCCTATAGATGTGTTCACTGTGAGGCAAGAAAGATACACCTGATGCTACATCAAAGTTTTTGTAAACCCAAGCACCCACATCCATCCATTCATGTTCTTTTACAGATATAGTTACGGAAGGTTTGTGTTCGCACCAGTGTAAAGCGTAAGTTTTCCATAGCTCTAATTGTTCTATTGCAGATATGTCTGTACGCAACACTGCGCCTAAAGGTGATTGCATGGCAAAGCTAAACACAGTGTTTGTATCAGGTTTCGTAACGTCAGGTTCGTTGTACACCCCTGACTCCTTCATGAACTGAGTAAGAGGGTCAGAGTTACCACCACGAACAGTTCGAATGTAATAATCATTGTGACGAGCATGTATGCCACTAGCTGCGTCCACGAGTTGTGACACAGTACCCGACGGCTTTACACAAGTGATTGCAGCGGACTGAGGGATTCCAAGCATCTTTGCATACTTCTCGTTTGTTTTGACGGCTTCTTCTTTCATCTTTTCTAGCCATCGTTTGCTGTCTACGTTTTTGGATAAAACGGAGTGGTCCATAATACCAGTTAAGGACACACCTAACAATCTTTCTTCCTCTGTGTTCTTTTTCCATACATTCCTCAAATACTTGAAATCTGTAAGCGTAGACTGTATTGTACCTACAATAGTGGCAATTCTCGTCTTCCTCAGTAAGTCATCAAGGGTATCACTAGCCCTCACGACGACCTCAGAAAGGTTACAAAACTGGTATGGACGCAAAATAATCTCACTGCACGGGTTTGTACCCCACATATGTCCTACTTCACGTCTGCCGTTACGTGCCACCTGTTTGTCTGCAGCTTCACGGTTGAAGATACCTCGTTCACCAGAATTGCTTTCATATAAGGCAACCCACTCTCTCATAAACGTACCAATATCTGGCTTACCTTTGTAGGCTACAGAATTGTTTGCCAACGACCGTTGACCATTCCGATATATTTGCTTATCAGGTTCGTCCCACCATTCTCCAGATTTAGCGTGTTGCATCTGGTCATCGTTAAGATTTGACAAGCTTATAAGTGCGCTTCTACGAACTCCGCCTACGACCACTACCTCACCAATCTTACACATAAGGTCATGGCACTCAATAGGAAATAACTTACGTCCTGCTGCTTTTTTAAATATCTTAATGGTAAAATTAAACAGGTCAATTAAAGGTTGTGGACCACTAGCTCTGCCCCCCATAATTTTTAATCGCGCACCGGAAGGACGAATATTAGACGTATCCCAAGAAGGAATTTGTCCTGCGTATAATAGCGCAATTAATTCACGATAGGCTTTTGCCCATCCCGGTTTGCTATCTGCTACAGTTATAATAGTGCTAGAACTACTAAAATTGTCAGATACAACGGGTAAGTTATTAACACATTCTCTTTCTACGCTAAATCCCACACCAGTTCCACACATAAGAATGTACATACACTCATCAAACGAACGTGGGCTATCTACGGGAATATACGAACAGTTGTACCCACATACATTATCTCGCTCCAATGCAGGACCACATGTCATCATGGCCCTCATGCTTGGCATAACCTGTAAATCTAAAATAGCATCATGTATTTCAGAAAGGTCTTTTTTTGATATATTAAAATCATGCTTGTCTTTGACGTGATTTGCCATGAAGTTTGTGTAACGATACACAGTCTCATGCCAATCTTCTCTGCGTCCTTCATCTTCAATCCAACGAGCATATCGTGATTTGTGAATGAATTGCTGATATGGGGTAGGTAACATATTATTCATCGGTTTTTCTTTCCTTTGGTAAGTATACTGAAACTTCACTGCCACAATCTGGGCAGTGTAGGTTTGTGACCATACAGAAGTAATCACTTTCTTCTTCTATGTCGTGGTCACATCCCCAAATTAATTCTGTCTTGCAATGCCAACAATTCATTCTGTTTTCTCTTCTATTAACTTTTCAAGATACCACTGGGCTTTTTTGAGGTCTTGTAATTTGCCTTTGTATCTGTATCGCCAGACGTACTTGATGATGTTCCCTTGTAGGTATTGTTCAAAGCCTGTACCCGTCGCCGCCCTGATTGCCTCAATGCACTCGATACCTGCCTGATTATAGTGAATTGGTTTGTTGACCATATCATAACCGCTGTATGCCTCTTTGCCTGCTTGTTCGTATTTGTCTTCTATATCTTTCATAATGTTCATATAACTCGTCACTGCGTTTCTCCGAAATTTACTTTCACAATATTGTCTTCTCGCGCAACAATCTTATTAATTGCCTTTTCTTCATCTTTACTTTCAGGTTTGAAAGATTCTGCCATTGCAATAAAACTAAGACGAGCAATGCCAGCATCCCACACACGGTCAAAATCATTTTCCATTAATTCAATTATGCCAGACAACATAACCATACCAGCGGGTACGTTTTCCATATTCACATCGCCTTTTGTTGTGTCGTACGCTGTCATAGAAAACGAATCTTCATCCTCGTAATTCATAATTAAGTAGTACCTGTCAGGTAATAGACTTGCTGCTTCTACTATCTTATTTACGTCATCAGTCATCGTTGTCTACCTTTCTTAACCATTCGGCTGGTATGTGTTTCTCTGACCAATCAAACCCATGTCGGATGCACCAATCAGCGTACGTTGTCTTGCTTCCCCTATATATCTTATTACGACAATTCATAAAAACAAACCGTATGTCAAGTTCAGGATGCTGTTTCTTTATCAGAATCATCTTCACTCTGTCTGGCTTAGATAACTCGCCTTTTGCCTCGATATAAATGTCTGTTTCTGGTAGGTAAAAGTCTGGAGTGTATGTCTTAGGGTCAGGTATGTATGTCAATCGTTTTGTTTCGTACTCGAACGGTATGTTCTTTTCTTTCAAACTACGAGCCAAGCTAAGTTCAAACTGTGACCGATACCCTGATTTTCTATTTGCAAATTTACGTTTCATACTATTAGGCTTATCGAGTTTAGTCTTTGTTTTAGATACCCGGCGAGTTTTGGGGATAGTCTTTGAATAGCATCTAGTTCTTTTGTGAGCGGTGCTAGTGGTACGCAAATGTTTACCCCCTGATTAGATAATTGTCTTATTTTTAGTAATTCATTCTCGACGGTACGTGCGTCTCGTTCGTACGTTTCTGCACGTAGAAACCCATCATCAGAGTAATTCTCTCTCAACGTGATAGGCATCCCCTTTTCATGTTGACGAAGATACACGACACGTCTTTCTCCCCCTGTACCTGTATGTGATTCAACATACGCATGGTGCAAGTCATCGTTCAGAGCCATTAGGTCTATATCGTATTCTCTCATCAAGATGTACGGCATTAGATTTCTTTCTTTTTTAATCTAGTATACCATGTCTTAGGAGGGTTCTTAGCCTGTGAGGTTACTTTTTCTCGTAGTATTGCATCAGGCCAACAATGTGCGCGGTAACCACAGAATCCACATACGCGAGGTAATATCTTGTTACCTGTCTTAATAATCTGTCCTTGTCTACGATAAGTCTCATCCTCTGGTTCAAATTTTACGAACGGTGCATCAGGGTTATTTAAAACCTTTACGCGACGCTTTGCTTCTTTCAAATACTTATGTTTATCTGTATCGTGCCACTCAGGAACAGGCACTTCAAGTATTTCACCAGATGATTTATTTACAACAAGCCAACCACCGAATGGCATGTTCATTGCTTCAGCGTACAAGAAACCCTGCATGATATACCCAAACGGGTCTTCCTCAAGTAACTTTTCGTATCCGCCCGTCCATTTGTTTTTAAATGCCCAATCACTAGAAGACTTAATGTCCCACACCCTGTCAATGCCCATAGAATCGCGCAGGATGAGGTCAAGCGTACCTCTGACTATATACCCATCAAAATGTAAAGAACACTTCTCCTGTGCGCCTCTAATGTCCGCACCAGCTTCCCGCAGTACAAGCATCATTGCTGCCTCTGTCAGGTCACCAAACAAAAAGCGGAACACAGCGTTGTATTCCATTTCTTCCTTTACACCGTCCCTGTCCAACATTTGTTGGCACATAGGCCGACCAAGACCAGACATGCGAACGTACCATTCGCGCTTCTCACGCTTTAACTGTTTAGCAGCAGCCTCACGACAGTCTTTTTCAAATTCCTCAAGCGATGCAGGGGAGACATCAAGTTCCCCCCTGCTTGCTTTATCCAAAAAGTCTTGAATACTAAGCAGCGTCAACATCAGTAAAATCGTCTGCTAAATCAAAGTCTCCGCCACCCATCAATTTAGTGGCTTCACGATTCTGCTCCATCACATAATTATTATGTGCAGATACAGTATCAGCAAACATACCCATCAGTTGTTTATCAGCCTCTGTAATAGGAACTTCACCATGCAAAGTAGGAACAGGAATCCAATAGGTAACACTGCCCTTCTTAGCCTTGGATGTTGCCAGATTTATAACCTGACGTTGCATCAGTTTTTTCTGACGAGATAATCCATCAATGAAGTCTCCAATCGGCTTGTACCCCGAACGTTTGAAGTAAGCCACAATAGGCTGGGCATCTAAAGTTACTTCCGTTCCATCTGCGGCTTTGAAGTTACCTGACAGTTGACCATAGATAACCTGATTACAAACTACAGCACGGGAACGCATCTGCGCTTCTTCTGATGCGGTCTCTTCTTCATCACGGCGGAGACGACCACATTTATTCGTACCATCCGAATCAGGAAAGTCCCCTGATATAGTGGGTTTCTGAACAGACTTACACATAAAAGCCCCTTCGTCTGCGTCCCACAAACTATATTCGAAGGTCCGTAAGATAGGTCTTACCTGCACAGTGGGAGCGTACAAGAACCTACCATCTATATAAACTTTCCAATCACCTCGCGTCAAAGCGATGCCATCTTCCGTTTCCATATCATAGTTAATATTTAGTCTTGGTAAGCCCGTTTGCTTCTGCTGAGTCTGTTGCCCAGAAGCCGCCATCAAAGCAGTTTCATCATCAGAATTAAACGCCGCTACTAAAGAGTCCAGTTCATTATTTACAAGATTTCCCATTCGATTCTCCATTACGATTAGGGTTGCGTAGATTGATTCTACACATTGACTTCAGTTAAGTCAAGCCAGTTGTATCCTATTTTTAATTCTATGTCAACAGGCATCGTATATTGTATAGCATACCTTTTCTCAACTTCTTCTGGTATCGCTAACATTGCCTTGACCATCAGTTTGATACAAATATCTTTTTCATCAGGGTGTACGTCCATGACGATAGAGTCGTGTACAGTGTTACATATTACAGACTGTAAATTATTTTTTTCCACTAAGTGGCTGAGACGTACAAGGCACATGGGTAACAGGTCTGCGGTTGCAAATCCCTGTACCGGATAATTACAGATGGCAGTACGATTTGTGGCTGTACCCCATTCTGTCCACTTTGCATCTGGAAAAGCGTACTGTCTACCCGATGGTAGTTTGATTTGCTTCTCCTTCACAGCCTCTCTCTGCAGTCTTTCATGCCACTCCTTCACACCTGCGTATTTCTCCTTGAACGCACGATAGTACCTTTGCTGGTCCTCTGTACCGCTAACACCGCCATACAACGGCTTAAATGTGTGGGCCTTGGCTTCCTGTCGAGTGCAACCTATAACGCTGGCTGTGTAGCTGTGTACATCTGTGCCTGCTTCTACATCTGTAAGGATGCCGTCGTCGTTAGCTAGGAAGCCAGCAACACGAAACTCTAGCTGAGAGTAATCTCCCTCAAGTATCTGACCACCCTCGAACCTGCTCTCGACAACCTTGCGTATAGCGAAGGTACTTCCACGTGGCATATTCTGAAAGTTAGGATTGCGGCTCGAAAGGCGACCCGTCGCCGTAACACACTGCATAAATTCTGGGTGTATAAAACCATTCTCATCAACATTGTTTTGCATCCCTTCAACAAAGGTACTTAGATAAGTACGCAAGGCATTGTACCGTACGTACGATTCGGCAAAGTCACGGGCTGCACCATCAAGTTCTGGCGCACGTTCTTCGAGTGTAACCTTATCCGTTTTGAAACCAGCGGACGCAACGTCCATAGGGTTGCGAGGCACAAGCTTGAAACCCGCCACCTCGCCGGTGCTGCGATACAGAACACCCGTACCCCTGCATGTCTTACAGACCCTCACTGCTTTGCTGAGTGTGCCATCTTTACGCAGGGGGTGAAAACGCCCTTCACCATCACAATCTGGACAACGTTGCCCTTCTGTCTTGTACACTACACGTGTCAAACCGCGTACGTTTTCCTTAAACTCCTTGGCTTTCATGCGAGTACGCATCTTTGGTTTGCGTGTAGACCCACGCACCTCATGCCCTAAGTTAAACACTTGTGACCAAAGAGTCTTGTCTGCAACTTTACGTGAATACAACAGCATCGACCTGTCGTCTGGGCTGGCAAGATTGATGGGTGTATCCCCCATAGCATCACGTGCCAAGCTATCCAGACGCATCTCCAGTTCGTGCATCTCAGTTTCGTATTCTTCTCGTATCTGTTCAAGTGTGTCGAGGTTTATCTTCAGACCGTTGTACTCTATCTTGGCGAGTACGTCTGTCATTTCAAGCGACAGCTTCAGTGTCGGTATCAGTTCGTTTTCCATAAAGTTCCTCAAATGTTGTGCCAAAGGCTTCTAGTTGCTTGAGTGCAACGTGTTCTGTAGCGGCTACGTCAGCTATACCATACTCCTCTACTATCTCCCACGGTATCTCGTAAAACGTCTTCCCATCCTTGAGATACGGCTGAACGAGGTCTTTCTCTTTCTGTATGCCGCCATACTTTTTAGCAAGAGCAGCAAGGCCAAGAGGCCAACGCCTCGCCTTCGCCAACAGGTACTCCGCAACCATCGTATCATATACATGTCCCTCGTAGGTAAAGTTACATGAGCGTATCCATTGTAAATCAAACTTGATGTTTTGTCCAACAACTACATCAGCGAGACGCAGGGCATCTTGAAATATGTTGAACGCATCCCGGCTAGGCTCACGGTCTGCGTGGTGAAAGCATAGATATTGTACATCATTACCCATCCACTTGAAACCTACAGATACAAGACGGTTGCCGAAGTGAGGCAGTGCAGTCGTACCGCCGCTAGGCTTATCTTTATGTGTAGTTTCCACATCAAAGGTAAGTACCCTCATCAGTAATACACTCCTGTTGCTATGTCTATCTGTGCATTTATCATGCCATGATACCCGTTGATTTTATTCTTTGATATACAGATATGTCGTACGGTGTTCTCCACTTCACTCGAACCTGTCTTACCAATACCAATGATAATGTCTGCCTCACCGGCCTTACCTGTCTTCGAGTTGTCCATCATAGAATAGTCAATAAACTGTCGGTCATGAGCATCGTTACTTGCCTGCGACACAGCCCAGAACAGTAAGTTATTGCGTTTGGCAATCTCACGTCCGTTGACGTATATCTCCTTCAACCGCTCGTCACCACGATTGTACTCACCGGCAACACGAAACTTATCAAGTTGGTCACAGAAAATTATGTCAGGCTTGTTTAGTTTAGCATACTCATCTACCTCTTCGACACTCGTACCAACAGATGCCATGATTTTAAAGTACGGTGCAATATGCTCATCCCATAATGGTACGTATTTTGCACGATTCTTGTCAAGCTCTTCCTGTGTGACTTCAAAAAATGACTGAATGAGACGCAATTTTATTTTCTTTGCTGGCTCTTCGTTAGAAAAATATACTACCTTTTGCTTTGCACGTACGTAACTTGCAGCTAGGAAGCAGCAGAAGGTGGTCTTACCTACCTCTGGTCTGGCAAAGATGATACCCAAGTTGCCCCTATCAAGACCCTCTACCTCGTCCCTGATGAGGCCGAACTCGAAAGGGAAGTCAGGGTCTCCCACTTGGTCATCCAATAGTTCCTCAAGCGTGGATGTTTCTTCCGTATAGGTTGTCTTGTCACTAATTCGCCCATCTTCAACAGCCTCAATGAGACGACGTAACTCACCAAACTCCTCGCTTTCACCTGTAAATATCTCGATTGCTTTTTCACCTATGATTCGCGCACGGTCTCGCAACCAAAAGTTGTTTACCAATTCCATGTGCAAGTCCACGTTGTCAGGCGTACCACAATCAAGCTGTGCAATCACATCGTGTACGTTTTTACGTGCGCTGTCAGGCATGGCAGGGTAGCGGTCAGAAAACAAGACAGCCAGTTCGCCCACAGTTATGTTCGTATCGTAAGTAGTGTGATGGTAAGTCAGCGTGTCAAATATGTCACGCATCTCACGCTGGAACATAGTTCTATCGAGAATGTTCTTTGCACGACCAAAGAAGTCGTTGTTAAGACAAAACCCAAGTATTTGTCTGTCAATCAATGTACTGTCGAATGAACTCATCCCGCTCGTCTCCCTTCATGTTCTTCAAATCCTGTGTCAAGATGACTAATTTTGTAGGCACAACATTATGCAACGTGCGTACCATGTCAAGTGCTTTGTCTGTAGCGTCTTTGTCTAGGGCGATGTTTACCTTCCTGTACGTTTTTAACAAGTCAACGTGTTCGGGCAAAAGATTTGTACCCAACAAAGCTATGCCCGTAGTCAGATTACTAATAGCGCATGATGAAGCGCAATCCTCAACCACAAAACAAATATCTCCGCTCCCACAGACAAAAGGCTGTTTACTGTTTCCATATCGATACCACTTTGGTTTACGTCCATCTATGCTTCTCCCCGCCGCATCAACAACACGCCGTCCGTCCTTCACCATGTACACGACACGGTTACGTTTGAAATCGTACTGTATGTCTGCTCGACCAGAAAGGTAAGCATCATAAGCATTTACAGAGCGAACATAAAGTTCTGCATCAAGATTGCGAGACAGACTGACAAACGTGTCAGGTGTTTGAAATACAGATGTTTCGGGTGGGGGCGTACGTTTCTCTTTGCGAGATAGTGCATGTTTGGCAAAATCTTTTGTCAGCGTGATGCCGGTGCGCCCTTTGACGTTGCAGTCTGCATGAAAACAGTACCACAATCGTTGCAGGCCATCGTCACTAACACTGAACGTGTTTGCCTTGCCGCAAACTGGACAGTCAGACCTGTATCTACCCAATGCGGGTATGTCCAACGATTCTACATATCCTGTCAGCCAAGCTGGTGAACTCATGTCACTTCTCCATGTCAAAGACAAAGCAGATATAAAACGTACGATAAATATTGTCAACAACATTTTTTAGTTGACAGGTCTTGTCAGCCGTGTTATTTGATTGGATATCCCGTTGGGAGTAATACTACTATGAAATATACTAATAAAAACAACCCGATAGCTAAACAGTTGGGTAGTAATAAATATAGGAATCGTATTGTGCCTAGCAAAAAACAGCACAGTAAAGGTGCAAGGATAGAGGATTGGGAAGATGCCGAGACCGAACAAGATATTGTCACCAACCAAGAACTACAATCTGAACATAAAGATTGAAGATTACGACAGACTTGCTAAAATAGCCCACGATGAAAGTTTGATACATGGTCAGCAAGTAGCCGTTGCAGACCTGATAAGGGAATCAATTGGCGTATACTTAGATGCACTAGAGGAAGAAAATGTCAACTAGAAAACAACGGTCATCGGGCTTATCCGATTTAGAGTATGATATTGTCAAGCGAGAGTATGACGAGAAGTATGAATTGCTCGTGCCAATGTCACTCGTACGTTTGGGGTTTACAGATAAAGAACTTGTCAAAGCAAGAGAAGCTGTAGACTTAAAGCAATGGACTACTGCTTTTGTCGGCACAAAGAATCAATGTATGGCACATATTGTCAGAAATTTGTCAACTCTATTGAAGATGAACACTTTATATGAATATAGGGGTTGACATGTATTGTCACCTTTGATATATAGGAAAAATGGGGCGGGGATGTTTCGTTTTCCTTTCTGCCTCGCCCCAATACTCCAATACAAGTTACTGTCTATTAACAGGGTCATCTTTCGGGATGGCTCTGTTTTTTTGTGCTTGACAAATGCTATAGTTACCTGTATGGGTAATGAAACTGCAAATAAACAGAAGGGAAAGCAGATGCGTTCGAACAATAAAATGATACTACGAGCAAAGCTGATGAAGCAGTATACTGAAGAGTGGGTGTTAGACTGCACTGGTATGTCTGTAGACGCTATTAAAGAAGAAATGCAACAAGCTTACGTTGATGATAGAGAGAGTGTTGGGTGGGATTGTGTATCTGTAGACCTTGACCATTCAGAAATAACAACGAATCTGGAGATTGTAGAATGGACGGATTAACTTGTTTACGATGCGGTCACTACCATGAGGACTACAACCGCTTAAAGCATTACAGTTATGATAGCGGCGGGTTCTGCCGTAATTGTGATTATGACCACATGATTGCAGATTCAGAAAGGGAAGAGGAAGAGGGCGATGAGTGAAACACCAGATGAAAGATTAATTGAGGCAGTTGTAAACGAAATGCAGGACTGTTTTGAGCAGTACGCTTTGT